CGATCATCAATGTCCCAATGATATGCCAAACAGATATGCTCTTGGACACATGCCATCCATTAGGTGAAGGACTAGATGCGCCAGCCCTTCGTTCTTCAGGCACCTGTTTTCCCCGCTGGTGTTTTAGCTGGCAGGCTTTCTGTTTCTATTGTCCTCATGTAATCATTAGCAGACCAGAAAATACAGGTTTTATTTATATTATGGTTGTGCATTAGAATTGTACTGCTGGGATTGTTTCTATTTTCTGTGATATACATCTGGATATTCAATCCAGTAGGTGTACTGACATCCATAGCGTGAACAGGCTTTTCATTGTATTTATCAAGAAGTTCCTTCATAAGTATTTCAGGGCCGCCATTACTACATAGTACATGAATTGATACAGTGCTTCTGAATATAGATGCCTTTTCTGCTTGAACAGAAGGAACCAAAAAGAAAAACAACCCAAGTGCTAAAATAAGTTTCTTCACTGATAAGTCCTTAGTTGTCTTTCCTGTCTCTTCTCAAAGGGTAATGATTTAAGTGTTGGTCGTTTAGATTCACGACCCATCTGTTCAAATATTTCATCTATTAAATCCAGATACTCTTGCGCTTTCCTATTCTCACCTTTCCTAGTAGCATACTTAAACTTAGTTCTTAATGCCCTTAGATCTCTTCTAAGTTTTTTATTCTTAAAAACTCTCGCCCTATCTATATCTACATCGTAGGTTCTAATGCCAGAAAAGAATCTAACCCATCGAGCCGTTGTCTCAATGTCGATAGGATTGCTTTCCCTCTGCACTCCAAATACAGAAGGAGTTATTGTTTGAATACCAAAATCATCCATTGTCCTAGTTCCGAATACATCCCCCGGATTCAATCTATTGATTTCAGCCAAAGGAACTAATACCTGTGCAATATGCCATAGGTTGGCAGGGATTTCAACTCCCAGAAAGTCCTTCATCTCTCCCTTCCATCCCAACATATTCATGAAGCCACCTTCTGTACTAATGGGCTTCTGTCTGAATGTATCATAGTTAGACAGTTGCTCAAAGGCTACTTTTGGTATAGGTGATACCATCTCAGTTATTAAATCCGCTGGGCTGGTAAGTCTTTCAAAGTCAGCTGTAGGCAATGTATTCAGTAGTGTGAATAGTTGCCTTACATTTTGATTCTCTTTACCAAAGAAGATAGGAACACGATTGCCCCAGAAGGGAGCAATGTCTTTATATTCAGGACGCCCACCAGCAAACTCAAACTGTTCTCTGGCTATATTAATCTTTGACATTCTTGCAGGACTTTTAACAGCAGCCTCAAGTTGGGCTGGTAAGTTCTTACGCATCCATGTATAGAAAGGAACAACCCTCTTCATAACATTGCGCTCAAACTTAGAGATGTCTAGATAATCAAATAAGGATTTCTTAACTTCCTCTGCTGCTCTACCATATCTTGCTTCTTTTACTGTAATGCCCCAATCGCTCATTGCTTTTGCGCCTGCGGCGTCTGTAAAAGAATAACTCTTGCCATCAGGAGCAGTCCATTTATACTTTCCCGGGTTCTTAGTTACGCCCTTTAGGGTATTGATATAAACAGCCCAACGTGCATTATTCTCAAGAGATGCGCCTGCTTTAAAGCCTGCCCTAACTACAGGACTATCTGCGCCTATAGTAGATTGTAACTTTCTTCCGGGTTCCATACCAAGCCGATTTCTGCTGGCAATATTTTCTAACTTCTCAGCATCAGGAAGGAAAATATCTTTAGTATATTGCCCACCAGCAACACCAAGATCATTACCGGAATAGTAGATGGATTCCATGCTCTCATCTTTCATCCCAGAAAATCCTTTCTTAGACCAATGGACATCACTTGCTATCTTCGTTGGATCGCCTCCAGCATCTACCCATTTTTTACTCTCACCAAGATGGTCAGGAGAGCGAAACCAGCCGTTCCATTGCATTCTCATGGCATCTGTGTAGTCTTTAGGATTCTTAACGCCAGAGATAAGATAAGCATTTGTTATATTACCCATCAAGTTTCTCATATGGTAGGCTGGCCTGACGGCAAGAGTCCAACCTTTCCATGAGTTCTGCACCCCATCATAGAGACGCTTAACTCTATTCATCTCCGCATCATTTCTAGAGAAATCTAGGTACTCATCAATTGAGCGAGAAACTTCTTTAGGTGCTTTGAATTGAGCAAAGACACCCGGCTCTAAACCTTCTACTGCTCGTCCAACCTCTGCACGGTCATCCGCAAATCGAGGAGTATCTACTTTGGATATCACTTCTTCTGTAGGTCTTTCGCCCATTGCCCTAGCAGGGGCATACAATCCTGTAAAGATTCCCTTCTCTCCAAGATCTACACCATGAACGTAATTTAAATAATTCTTATTGAAGTTTATGATTATTTCGTCATCTCTCTTTTCATACTGCAATCTAGTATTAAGTTCTTTAATCCAATTACTATTACGAGTAACAAGACCCTCTTGCATCATCGTCTTATCACTACTCCCTTTAACAGTGCGTAGTAAGTTCATAACATGATTAAGGAAATTACTATAATCATCCCCACCAACTTTTTCATCCAACAACTTTGTCATATCATCCATGCTTAAAGGAACATTATCTCCGTGCTGTCCTAAAAAAGAGTCTTTCCCTATCCACCACGAACCCTTTTGATTGATCTCTGTCCCTTGGCCTCGATGTGGATGTTGCTTATTAAGATAAACCTTAACCTCATCTTCATTCTTTATTCGGCGAGTCCAGTTACCTATGTTATTATGAGGCACCCCATGCTTTGCAGCAAGTTCTCCAGAGATGCTATCAACCATCCATGCTTTCTGAATGTTATGATGATGGTCAGTCATGCGTAATGCTTGCGCTAAAACAGGATTCTCATAGAACATATTCTGATAATTATGCCTTGAGGAAAAGAGGGCGTTGGCTTCTGTTGTAGACATCTGGAAGTTACGATCAGAGAAAGGTGTTCTGCCAACACCCGGATGATCTACCAGAGTTCCAATAAGTTTTTCTCTACCAGCAGGAGTTAAAGCATGATAGGCATATTGTTGTGCCGCTTTATCTAATGCTACTGCCCACTCTGGATTAACCTTGGTTCTTTTCCATACTTCATACTTTCTAATTGCGGCGTCTCTCAGTTCTTGCGTCCTTGCTCCTTGAATGTCATCAATGAAGTTAAGATTCATACGCATAATATCATCAGGCATTTTTAACATGTCTAACTGGACTTGTAATTCAGGAGTAAATATACCAGATCTTTTCTCTAATTTTAGAATCTCTTCGCCTTGCATCTTAATAGTCTGGGCAAGGTCAACCCCTTCATCGCCTAGGATCTCAACAAGTTTTGGATTGGGAGTTTCCTGATACCGCATTAATGCACCAAGTACTCTCTTCTTAGCCTCTTCTCTAGTTTCCTTCGATGAAACTGCCCTGCCAAATGCATCCTCACCCTTACCTCTTACTACTTTAGCGCGTTTGGTTACTACCTTGTTGCTTCTGCGAAACCACTGCTCAATAAAACTAGGAGATCCTAGTGTAGCATAATGATTAACTCGTACAGGAACATCATCCACCATTACATCAGTATGCTGAGTGCCGCTACCATGCTTTCTTTGTCTTTCAAGATGCTGAAGATATTTTTGTTGTTCTGTAGTAGCAACATTAAACCTTCTTCCCAATGCTTGGCTGGCAGGAATCTTGCCCAAGGCTTGCATTCCTTTGGTTATTCCTGATACTTTTCCAATGCCGCGCCCTCCTGCTCTTATCCATGCAAGAGGAGTATACATTAGTGGATCAGTAGCAACATCACCCACAAAGCCTAAGATACCCTTTACGATGGGGTTCCACGTAGCAGGGAGAAACTCTTGAGTCCTTACTTCATCTTCACCATAGAACCCTTTCCCAAATCCTGCAGCAAACCCCTGTGGTGTAGGATCGTAACCTCCAATACCTGTCTCACGCAAGCCTACCTTTAGTCCTTGTGCTGGTCTTTCAAGAAGAGCCAATGCATCTAGAGTTTTGCTACCTGTCCTTGCCCAAAATCCTCGCTCTGATTCAGCCTTTTCAGCGTCATTAAGAAACTGTATTCTTTGATCTCTATCCCACTCTTTCCAATCACTAGGAACATTTCTTTTTTTAGGCTCCCCGTTGTACTTATAGTTGATTATCACAACGATGCGCCAGTATTACCTGCGGGTAATGCTATACCCATCATTTTGCGAGCCAGATTCTCTATACCATTAGGCTGAGTCAAAGCCTCAACCTCATCTGGATATGCTCTTTTCCAAGCCATTCGTGTCGAATTATCCTTGTCAGACATTAATTCAAGTTTTATCAGTTGAATGGCGTCTGCTATAACTTGTCTTTTAACTTCCACATCATCAGACTTTCTAAATCTTTTACCAAGAACTGATATTTTACCAGCGAATTTCTTTCCTGCATAAGAAGACCCGCTTTCCTTAGTCGCCTCTACCCAACGCCCAATTTTAAACATGTGTCTTGTCTTTGGATCATTAAGATCAACAGTTCTTGTTTCGCTTGTCTCTTTGTCATATATATTAATTTGTTTGTATCCCGCATCAAAATCCTTCTGATCTCTAAACTCCTTACCTCCAAAACCTTTCATAAAATATTCTATTTCATCTGGTCTTGCACCAATGGCTTTGAATCTCTCATAAAGGTCTGCTTGGGTCTTTGCAGGAAAATACTTTCCATCCTTAAACATAGCCACTTGCCACATTTCATGCAGCCTAATCTCTGCATCAAACTTTGCTGTCTTTTCTAGAATATCATTTGCTGATTGGGTATATTGTGGAGCACGGCTCTCACCTCCAGTAATTGAGGCCCACCCATCAAGGAGCATAGACTTTGCATATATCTTATTTAACTGACTAAGATACATCTTCTTTCTTTCTTTTGGGTCATCAGCGAATTGTCCCCAAATAGTTTTTAAATGATCCTGTTTCTTTACAGATTCTTGAGAATAACCTGTTATGTCTATTGTAATAGGGTCTCTCTTAGTAGGGACGCTTGTATCAGTGCTGGATGAGGTAGCATCTGTCTTTGGGGCTGGCTTGTCATCCTTCTTCGGACGAAATTGGTCTAGAGTGGCTTGCGCTATTGCTTTTGCTCCGCCTGTTTCTTCCCATGCATCTCCCCAAAATTTCGTTGTTTGATTCACCCAATCTGGCCTTGATTTTTTGACGTGCCACTTCTTGAGTTCTTCTAGATCAACCTTCTGGAGGTCTTCTGGCAGCACGCCCAGTTTTTTTGCGTTATAAAGAGACTCAACAAGTGCTTTCCTTCTTACATCCTCAACACCAGACGGAATATTGCCGGGTGTGTTAAATAATCCAAATGTCTCATTAGGATACTCAGGCCACCCAACTTCATTCTGATATCTAAGAGCCAACGCTGCTCTTTCTCTATCAGATATCTGGTCTTCGTCATATTCTTCAGGTCGTTTAAACCCATACCATGGATTCCCTATTTTTCTGCGTCTATGATCTGGTCTATGTGCCATTACGATGAATACCCATGTCTTTCTCTCCACTTTTGAAGATAACTTTCAATGTCGCCTTTGATGCTTTTTGTGTAATCAGAAGGCGCGGTATCTGCTACCCAAGGAGTAGCATCTGCTAAAGCATTATCTGCACTAAACTTTCCTGCCGCTCCAAAACTAGCAGCCTGATGTGCTGGCCCTTTCTTTTTTGCCCATGGAGTTTGAGCCATCTCAGCAAGGAATTTTCTATCTACTTCTTTGAATGTTTGATCTATCATTGCTTCTGCTGGATCAGCATCAAGTCGCTCTGTTGCCATTGTTTCAGCGGCTGGAACCTTCTCAGTATAGATATTATAGGCAGGATTAAACTTATATTTCCTAGCCTCTTCAGCACTGATAGCCTGTCTCTCAGGGCCACCCATTACACATCTCCTGCTAACGCACTATAATTAACATGCTTTACCCCGTCAATACTGACAACTGCATCAGGTCTAGTCTCTTCAACTTCCTGTGCAATTACACCACGACGTGGAGTAGAATCACCAACATAATTATACTTGTAAACACTAAAGCCATTCCATGTTCCATCTCTTTCAAGGTTCTCTTTTATTTTTATATCAGATCCAGCAAGGATAGCAGCACTGCCTAAACTACCAAGCGCATTCATCCAACCACTGTTATCAGCAGGGCCAGCAGTTCTTGTCTGGCCTCCATAATTTCCACTGATCGTATTCATATAATTACTTAAAGCGGTCTGTGGAGCAAAGGCTTCATAGTTATATCTTGAGATATCTCTATTGATGCCCTCTTGAGCCATGGATCTTCGCTGACTTCCAACATCTCCAACTGCCTGCATCATGCCAAGAGGTGCCGCCATAGTCGTAGGATACTGCTGTAAGCCACCCATCCTTCGTCCCTGTGCGCCCTCGTAAGACTGTTGATACATCTGTGCTGCCTTATCAAGCATCTGTTGGTTGGCAGAAGAGATTGCTTTAGCTTGTACCAAATCGCCCCTAGTTCCACCTCCGGGTTGATACTGAGTGATAGCCTGTCTAATACCGGGAAGAACATTCCCTGTTAGTTGGCCTCTCATTTGGTTTCCTAGAGACTGCATTACAGGCCCAAAGGTGCTAGTATCTACACCACCACCCATAAGGCCAAGGAGATTCCGTTCTGCCCCCTGTTGCATTGCACCGGCTCTTGGGCCAGCGGCATAGCCGACTGTGCCTCTTTGAGCCATAGTCTGTAAGGGATCGAATCCAGCGAGAGTTGGGCCGCTATAATAGTCAGGCGCGCCCTTTCTCATTAATGTCTCGGCTTCATTGAAGCCTCCCTTTAGGTAGCGTTGCTGCCCCTTCCAAGGATCTTGAGTCGTTGTTGTTATATTAGTTCCACCACCCATAATTTAATCCTCTTTAGAAATCCATTAGCCCCAGGTTCCGCCCATCGGGTCACCGGCTGTTTCCGCTGCCGTTGCCTCTGCATCCGCTTTGCCAGCCTCCGACATGTCGCCATAACCCAAAGCGGCCATCATATCGCCAAACCTGTCCGCCGCCGTCCCGTAACCAGTACCGTACCCTCCAACGCCCTCACCGACATTCCCGCCATCAGCGTAATAGGGATTATTATTATTATTATTTCTTATCGCTGCTGCCTCTGCCGCTGCTACTTCGTCAGCTTTTAGCTTGTCCATATGTGCTCCAAATCCTGTATTGGGATTGCTATATGAAACCTGCGGCCCTTGCATTTTGAACATAGGAGGAACATAGGAGTTGGTGCAAACTCTCCTATTCCAGCCCAAGGAGCATATGCGCCAGAACTTAATATCCCAGATGGATAAGATGGTTCTCCCAGCGACCCACTATAATTGGGCGCAGGGGAAGAAATCGCTTTCAATAAAGCCTGTTGATCTTGTGTTGATATTCCGCCAGCCATATACTTCTCCGGTTAATGCATTTTTTCTTTTATGTCTTTAGTGATAATAATATAAGATTGCTTCCAATCCTTTAGTATTCTTAATAGTCCTCTACGAGTCCATGCTTCTAATGCAGAACACCCAGACTTTATTGCATATCCTTCTAAGATAGGTTCAAACTTCTTCTGCATTTTTCTTAGATCTTTTCCACCCAAGGCTATTATTCTTAATACTTTCTTTCTAGGATAATGAACAACTTGTGTTACCATAGCGGCTATAATTGCCCTCTCTTCAGTAGCCACCCATAGTTGCATTTCATTATTAATAATTAAATAAGCAAAGTCTTTCGCCTCTACCTCCCCTTCAGAATAAGGGGTTGCTTTTGAAAGCAAAGGCTCTACTTGATCCCAAATATGAGAAACCTCATCTGGGTATACTAGATATATATTACAGTTTTGTCCAAGCACCGGAAGAGTTGTAGAAGTAGATTCCTTCTCCTCCGCTTGGGTTCCATTCCGTGCCATCTGCGTACCTTATATCACCAACTCTTGGTTTATTTTTTCCATTAAGCGTTCCACTAGAATCTTTACCGGGTTCAACATATGTCCTTTCTAAGTGCATAACAGCAAGATTAAATATAAGATCACCTAATCTATTAAATTCAGAAACAATGTATCCGGGTAAATCTTCTTGCAATAATGGGGCTGGATTAGCATTATATCGCATCACACTTTTTACTGCTTTATTCTTTCTTAGCAAGCTAGGAATATCAACCATTAGTAACTCCTGCCTCCTCTTGCTCCAACCTCTTTAACTTCAAACTGAAGGCCATGGAGTTTCCATTCAACATCATTCTTGCTTTCAAACTTCACCCCATAGTATCTTCCTGTTTTTCGACAGGGAACCCTACTCATTGTATTAGGATTAAAGGCATAAGGAGCACTCCAAGAGATACCGCTTTCCATATCCATCTGGCTACCAACATAAATATCAATAGTATTTGATGAGCCAAAAACTTCCATCAATGGGTATACAGACGTTACAATCTTAATTGCTGAGTAATCCTTTTCCCCCTTCTCTCCAGCAGATATCCCAGTCCTTTCAATATAGGAGGTCATTAGGGCTGTGCCTTCCTTGTTTCCTATACTATCTCGATATATCTTAGTTGCAGTAGGGCTACAAAACAATAGAACCTTTTCTTTATTTGAATAAGTTCTTGTACCCCATGCAGATGTCGTATCGTCCCAAGAAGCAAATCTAGCAACCGTTACACCAGAGGTATGTGCTGCTGCTGTTGTAGAATTAGCACCCCTTGTTATTCCAGTAAAGGTTGTAGACGTCATTCCCGTATAAGTAATCTGTTCAGTGTCTATTATAACTGTTCCCGTTGATGGGAACGTCAAAGTGGGATTAGTATTTACACTTAAAGCAGCACCCGTTGCTGGGGTTCCTGCTGTGATTGTACCATTAAGAGTGTTATCTATATCCCAGCTTGTCCCTCCAGATACATCAGCAACGCCATAAGAGGCATGAGATAGATTGCTTAAACTTCTCTTGGAAATAGTATTGTCTTTCCAGTTCCATATAATAGCGGCAGTACAAGTGGTTTGTCCGGTTTCAGGGAAACAGGCAAGCATCTCGTTTCTATTATAATCCGCCACAACAAACGATGCGCTAAAATTATCACCATCTATAGAGGTAAGCAATAGGTTTTGAAGGCGTTTATTTAAGAGCGGTAAGAGCCTTTGACCATCATTGACATATAGATTATTAGTCCCGAAAAGAAAATGGCCCCCTTCAAATTCTGCAACACAGTTCTTTGCAAGCAAGCCAACAGTAGGGGATAGTATTTTAAACTGAAATATAAAAGGCGTACCTACATAAGTAGCAGAATAGATAGAGTTCTCTTTATATATTTGAAAACTATCTCGCATTGCCATTCCATCTAGGATAGAGCCTTTGGTTGCAGCTAACTCATATTCCCCAGCATCAACCGTATCATCATTAACGTCCCATGAGATTGGTGTATCCTGAACTTGCGCTTCTGTACTCCATAGAACCACCCTGTTCTTCTCTACACTTCCTTCCTTTGTATTCATTGCAATAAGGAAAGACTTAAATGACTTTAGGGTCTTACATCTATTAGTAGTTGTCCAGTTTGCTAAATCTCTTAATCTATATGTACTTTGAGGCTGACCATCGCCTTTACTCAAAGACCATTCTTGCGGAACATCAACAAAATTATTTAATATAAGAATACCGCCTATAACAGAGGAAGACCAGTTCTCTTCTACTATTCCACCGCTTGTTGCAGTATAATCATTATCTGTTGTTAGAGTATCCCTTAGAGGATTTACAATCTCGTTATCAAGATGGGCAACACTGGTTGTTCCGCTTAATGTGAGGACATTGCCAGACCTACTTGCATAGTCTAACTCCTCATAGGTCGCTGCTGCACCAACACAGACACTACCACCACCGGCAGGAAAGTCGCTACCGTCTGTTAATGTAATAGTTGTTGCAGATAAGGATACTGCTCCATCCAATGTAGTGCCAGTTTGTCTAGTTATATTAGACCATGCTGATCCATTATGAACATATACCTTGGCTAACCCACAAGCAATCCAGAAGTAATTACCGCCAGCCTCTAGTGGGGTAATATAATAAGGAGTTACAGGACAGGTTGCAAGAACCTCTTCAAATCCAGCGCATTTATTTACATACCCATCAGTCATTCTTACATTATTGCCACCACTCCATGCGCTTAATGGCAATTGCTGGGGTGGCACATCTGTAATTATTCCAACACTACCAATATTTTCCATTGGAACTAACATAGGCTACTCCGGTTTGGGGTATGCGACTTTTACCGCATCACAAGCGGCTACATAGGCATCCATTAAACTTGAATCACCCTTCTCTTTCCAGTAAACAGCGTCAGCAAGAGTCTCCCATTCTGGATACTTGCGTTTCCTTTTTTTCTTATATTCAACTGCCTCCCACTCAATCTCCCAAGCATCTACCTGCTCTTGAGTTGGGTGAGGAGCGTCTTCGCTCCACTGATGGATAACATAATTTCCTTCTTGGTTAATTACCATCCACTTTCTAGCGGGGAATTTATGTGCAAGAACATCGCCTAACTTACTTGGATGTTTCATCCTATCCACCCTCCGCTAAATTCAAAATGCCCGAATGCGATATTATCATCTATTGCCCTCATAAATGCTTGAAAATAATTTGAACCATTGCTATAAACTATTGTTCCGCAACCAACGGCAGCATCTGACATAGCATACGTTTTAAAGGCAACCTGAGAAGTTCCCTGCGGCTCAATAGTGCCATCTTTATATATGGCTACCCCAATACCATCGCCATTAGAATCTGGACTTGCTGTAGCCCTAGCCCATAGCCAATAATATCCGGGCATAGTAGGTGTAAATCTATTAGATGCCGTCCCTGCGCTAGTGCTCTTAATACATACATCATGCGTGTCAAACACTACAGTATCAAATGGCATTATTTCAAAGGTGTTAGATGTTACAGTTTCATCAAATCCCTCCATTTGAAAAACAGGATTACAAGTTACCCACTTAACCCCTTCTGTAGAGGCGGAATCAGATACTAACTTTAAACCATTGCCAGCACCAGTAACTGTATAACCAGTTATAGGAGTTGTAGTTGGTGCCGCTACTCTAGCGTCAGCAGTAGAATACGTGTATAGATCGCCCTTAGTTGTCAGGGGTGAACCAGCGGATGCAGCCCATTCAGTTGCAGAACCTCCTGAGTTTACCCTTAGAACCTTTAAAGCATCAGATCCGGAAATATCAGGAGCAGTTCTCCTTATTGCAGTTGCATCAGGAAAGGTTGTCTTTACTACAGTCTTTATTAATCTAAGATGGTTATCCCCCTCTGCAATAGTTGCAGTACCCGGCGGATTTGTGCCATCTAGTTGACTGACGTATGTTGCTGATTCTACTGACATATGTATTCTCCGTTAAACTCCAAATAGCGCCGATAATTCTTCTGCGTCTATGCCTAGAGCAATTAACTTAGCCTTCGCGCTATCTCTCTTTGCCTGTAGCGCAACCTGTTCTGGGGTTGGTTCCGGTGGAGTAGGCTCAGTGTATTCAAAGGAATTACCATCCCATCTCCCGCCTATACGAGCATCGCCATCGTCCTGTATAAGAACGACGCCCTTGGGATTGAATTCAGTAACCCCATCCCAAATGGAGATATTCACCACCTCTCCAGAATCGTTTATGTGTGCATATCTATCCATAATCTTTTACCTGTTATTTGACTTCCAAACTCCTCTATTGATATTCGTAAAGGATAACAATCCCTTGGGTGGCATTGCCAGCCCTAGAAGTGCTACCTGTTTCTGTACCACCCCCGCCTCCTCCGTACCCAGTAGCGTCACTCTGGCCCGATGTAATCGTATAGTTATGCCCTGACTGCCCTAACTGAGAACCACCACCTGATCCCTGTACCTCTTTGCCACCATTGCCGCCTTGTATATTTATGTCACCACCAGTGCCTAAACCCCCTGCTGTTGCTGAAGGGCCTAACGCACTGACACCCTTAACACCAGTTACTGTTGATGAGCCGCCGGAGGCAGTATCAACCCAAGAACTATCTCCACCATTAACGCCAGCCCCCCCAGTTGTTGCTCCAGCACCACCAGCGCCGACTGTAATAACAGATGCAGTTACAGAAGATACATCTATGAGTTTCTTTGCATAACCACCACCAGAACCTCCCGCTATTGTGGTTCCACCCCCTTGAGCGCCACCCGCACCTCCACCCTGAACCTCAACTACTACCTTAGTAATAGTAACCCCAAGAGCAGCTTCCCTAGTCGCTTTAGTCCAAGTGCTATCACCTGTATAAACCTGTACTCCTGCCAAACCACCACCAGCAATAGCAGCCCAAGACAAAGCACCAGCAGCAGTCGTGTGTAGAACTTGGTCGGCAGAGTAAGTAGCGTTGAGATTCGCGGCTTTTAGTTTAGTTGTCATATATCAAATCTACCCATTTTTTGTTTTCATCATCCCACATATAATCTTTCCTATCTTCTGGATATGCAACGGGTGCTTCCCATTGACATGAATCTTCGTTTAATGTCCATGATGGATAAGTTTTTGGTGGGATGAAAGCATCTCTTGCTTCATCATAAGAATAACCAATACCAGCGTAATTCTTTCTAATATTATTATTGTAAGAAGTTTGTTTCCAAACAGCCCATCCAGTCAGTTTAGTTAAGAAATCAATCCCCAGTACTTCCTGCTCCACGTTATCAGCGTCTTTAAGCACGTCATTATGTACAGAAAGAACTTCTATTACTTTTGAATTTAATCCAATTTTTGCGAATGATGCCATAATATTAAGCCGTGTAAGTTCCGGTGCCAGTAAAACTCAATATTGTATTAGCGCCTGAAGTTGTAATCGTTGGCGCACCAGATGATGTCCCTGAATATCTAGCAGTCGGTACACTCAATATAATAATTCCTGATCCGCCAATAACGCCACCGCCACTATATCCACCAGCTCCTCCTCCCGTGTTTGCTGTGCCTGCACCTCCATAACCACCTCCGCCGCCAGCGCCTCCCGCACCTCCGTAAGAACCCGCGCCGCCTCCACCATATGTCACTGAAGCGCCAGTTATAGAATTTGCAGCACCAGCGCCGCCATTACCGCCAGATGACCCTCCTGATCCAGTTGAATTAGTACCAATAGCGCCTGCGCCTCCGCCACCGCCGCCGCCGTAGTTCGGCGCTGCTTGGCCAGTACCACCAGCATAACCTTGAACGGGAGATGTGCTGGGTGTATTACCAGCGCCACCAGCGTCTGGCCCATGTCCACCTCCACCTCCAGAACCACCTGCGCCGCCTACACCAGTGTTGCCACTCACGCCTCCTCCATGGCCGCCACCGGTTGAGGTAATTGTTGTTAGTCCCGATCCGGTTATTGATGAATCAATACCTATTGATCGCGACGCACCGCCAGCTCCAACCGTTGCGGTAATTACTGCTGCGACATTGCTTGTCTGCGTAGAGGTTCTAAACCCTCCACCACCACCACCCCCAAAACTGTTACCACCACCGCCAGCAACTACAAGGTAATCTATAGCGTATCCTACTATATTCAATGCGGGTGTTGGTGAATTAGCGTCAGATGTTGTTAACCAACCTTGTGTGACATCTACATAAGTTAACGTTAACACTTGCCTTTCGGTTGAGGCAACTAAATCAACTGTTGCGCCTTTGAGTTTTAATCCATTAGGATCTAATGTCACCTCATTGGTATCAAAAGTCCCTGCATAATCTAAGAGAGCAATCTCATCTCCCACGCTTGCCGAAGACGGAAGCGTAACTGTGAATGCCCCTGCCGTCGTATTACATGGGTAGCCTTTTCCTGCAACTGCGGTAAAGCCAGTAGTTTGTACTGCTTGCCATGCTATTCCACTAGCAACTTCATCCCAATCAATGGTAGCCGCGCCTGTTTTCTTTAGGAACTCCCCCGTCGAACCGGTAGATGTCGTATTTAATTGATCGACGGCTACGGTGTCATTGCTAGGTGTTCCGATATCAGTAACATCCCCAAGGAAGAGGATCGTCGCCACAGCAGTTGTTGGTGCTGTTGACGTGAGCGTAAGAGTCGTTCCAGAGATTGTGTAATCAGTGGTTGGCGTCTGTCTTACTCCGTCAAGGAATAGCAGAGTAGAGTTTATAGTGCCTTCTTGGTTCAGCGTAATAGATGAACCAACAGGGGCTGCCTTAGTCTGTGCTGAATATCCCGCTAATTGGGGAGGTTCATTTCCTAGATAACTCATATATTCACTCGCTTAAATTTCCGCTAGTCTAACAAATACCGCATAAGTTTGATTCACAGTAGTGCTTCCCTGAACAGTTCCAGAGGAGGCAGCCATAGCGTGGCTAAACTTTATTTTGTAATTAGCAATATCTTCTACTTTTATCAAATGAAACATAGTTGCGGTATCATTCAAGGTATTACCACTAGAGCAAGTGGCTTTACTGCATTCGACATAAGTAGAATCGTTTTCTGTTGCATAAATGCGGCCAATTCCCTCTCTTTCTCCGCCAGCTGCGGTAATCATTATATTAAAAACAACTAACCAATAACCTGTTGACTTAAAATCAAAAACACCGCTAGTTTCACCCACAGCAGTACCTAATGTTGTGTAACCTGTATCTGTATTATCTGGAATCTCCCAATTAGCCGTAAGGAATGTATCAGACGTGGACGCGCCTGTTGTCGTATCTTGTCGCCAAATTGTCGCATCAGTTATTCCACCGGCGATGGCGCCCCAAGTGCCATCGCCCTTGAGATACTTTGTATCACCGATGCTCGATGCGTCGATTAATTTAACATCTACTTTAGTTGTTGCCAAAATAACTTCCTCTAAATTTGTCTAGTTTGCATATCAACCATACGCCGATCCGCCAGCAGCGCCACAACCACCACATGCTCCCGAACCACCTTGAGCCTGAAACACATCAAGGAATCGGAAAGTGGGGTTCATGGTTGAGTCATCGTAGTCTATCGTGGCACCATCCATGAATTGGATTGCCACCGGGTCTATATAAAGATTGGATGCGAGTTCGATGTCTCGCTCCTCTCTAGCATCAGCAAAAGTCATGCTGTGCTTCATTCCGCTACAACCCTCTCCATAGACGTACACGCGTACACCTACCATGCTTGGTTGACTTTCTAATAAGTCAGCAACCTTATCCATAGCACTATCTGTTACTGTAATCATTACTTAGGATATTTTGCCTTAACTGCCTGACGCTTTCCTTCTAGTTGCGTCACCGCAGCCATTCTTTCTTCTACAACACCTTCCCATAGTGCCACAGTTAGTTCTTCTATTGAAGGGTATTCTTCTAATCGCTTACGAGCGTAGTCGTTTTCCCAAGCAGTATGTGCTACTTCTACATCCGCAACGGCGGGTTGTGGTTCGCTACTTAGCCATTCTTTTAGATAAGGCCCACCCCCATCATCTTGCAGAACATAATCCACTTCTGGGGTAAATCCAAGATGCTTTAATCCGTTTGATGTAATCATAATAATTTATACCCCGAACAAAACGTAAAACTTTGCCCACCTAGAGCATTGCCATCAGAAGCATTTTGATTTATATAGACATAAAACTCTATATAGTCGTTAGCGCTAACACCGTTATCGGATAAGTCAAGAACAGCAGTCAACTGGATACCATACTTGTCAGTCTTTCCCGCACTATCAAGGTTTACTATATTTTTGAAGTTGCTGCCGTTTTTATATAAAGCAAGACGACCTTTAGATAGCGCGTCCGTACCACCTACATCATCAAGGGTGGATGTAAGAGAGAAAGAATACTTTCCTGATTCCCCATCAGGAACAGTGAACTTATAGTTTGGCCCCACATGGTCGAATGCACCATCTGTATCCCACTCTTCCGTATTCATTGTAATCTTCGTCCAAGTATCGTTGGAAAGAGATTGGTTTGCCGCAAGATAAGCGCCAAATGATGGGGTATTGTCTCCACCAGCAGTAGCCCAACTAGCAGCGGTTCCGTTAGTAGTTAAGAACTTACCACTCTCTCCTGTTTGGGACGGTAGTGAATCAACAGTAGTCCATGCCATGTCATCCTGAAGGAACTTAGACCCATCTGGTGTTCCTGTCGTGGCTAACTTTGCTACAGTAACTGAAGAGTCTGCTGGAACTATTGCTTTCCCAATGTCATTTATCCCTACCACTTCCACAACAGCGGCATCCGCAAAATTCCCCGACGCGAGAGTAATGGTCGTGGGCGATCCTGCGATGGAATAAGCATCTGTGTGTTGAACAACGCCGTTTACCTTTAAGATAAGGGATTGTTCGTTAGCCGCAGTCCATGTCAAGACAACGGTATCAGTCGAAGACCCCGATATGGTAGTCGAAGCCTTCAGTTGTATATCAGAGGACTTTAGTTCTGTTCTACCTAAGTAGGCCATTATGTAATTACCAATACACTAGCAACAGCATCAATAGCAGCCGCTGAAGAAGCGATTGCTTGAAGCGATCTTGAGGTTGTATCAGTTGCATTGCATACCAAGTTAATTGGCTTCTCTATAACTAGAGTGCTACTTGCCGGGACGGGAACTTTAAATAAAACATACCCCCCGGTTATAGCCGCGCCGCCAGAACTCGCTCCATTATAAAGCCTCAAATAAACATCTACGGATGAAGTTGTTATATTTGAAAAATGAAGAGCATGTACTGTTTGGTTTGTTGCCGTAACATTGATTGCTGGAACTAATTGAGCATTAGTCCCGCTATGCGCTGTTGGTAGTTGTAAACTTTTTGTTTGAAAATCATTAGCCATCGTTTATTCTCCTAGCCCAATGCAATCGCCATGGCTACGCCGCTTCCCGCAGCGTCTACAGTAGTCCAGTTTGTATCCGTTCCATCATTAGATAGCACTTTACCACTATCAGACCCAAACGCAGGTATTAGCGGCTCTGTAGTGGTCGATGGAAAACTACCTTTAAGGACTGTCTTAATAAGATTAATATGCCCCTGTGGGGAGGTTCCACCACCTTCAGATACCGGATCACCATTAGCCGGGTTTGTAGTAACGAGTTCGCTAACCCTCGTTCCGCTTTCAACAGCCATTACGAAGCAGCCGCAGTAAGTGTTACAGTAACAAGAAGAACGTCACCGCTAACAACAGATTGTGGTGAACTGAAATCTACCACACCATATAATGTACCAGAAGTACCACCCTTGGTATTGTTAGTGGTTAAAAATGCACCAACAATACTGGTGGTAGCAGTCTGTGTAAACAGGGCTTTACTTGCACTGTTATCTACTGATTGACCAGATACGCTACCTAGTGTAAGGGTTGGTCTTGGTGTTTCAGACCATGTTGTTATCTCAGACCAAGAACTATGTGAAGCCATAGTGTCAGCAGCCACTGGAGTACCAGCACCCTTTAAGCCAACATAGTGTGCGGCTGTATAGCCTGCTCCTTTAAAATAACTTGTTAGGACATCGTTGAGTCCTGTATTGACGACAAGGTTTTCATTCACCTCGCGCCATTTTTCTTTACCGTCCGCATCATAGCAAACAACTTCCCAGATGCTTCCTAGTGTTAATCCAATTTTACTCTCGCTCATTTTGATACCTTAGTCCATGTTGTTGATGGGTCTGCGGAAACACTCCAAGTTGTAGATACTTCCGGATCTGGTTCCCACAGTTTCCTCTCGGAACTGGTAGAACCCAAATAACTTGTAAGTGTTACAGTCTGTGTATACTGATAATTTGGTGTTACTGCCTGCCCAAATTGCGCTTCAAATGCAGCCGTAGGCATGTTGTCAGAAATGCTTACATCAAACTCTGCTGGAAATGTTGCTGTCTTGGTGTACTGATAATTAAACCCGACAGACATTCCAAAATTAGACGCTAATGTAACAGTCTCTATATTGTGCGTAGGTGGACTTTCGCCCATACTAACGCTGAATGCGCCTGCCTTAGTGTATTGCCTATTGGTCGTAGCCCCCATTCCCATAAAGAATGGAAAACTGACATCCCGTATATTATCTTTACCAGATGCGCCAAACCCCATTGCAAACGAAACTGACTTTAACTTGCCCAGCTTTACATCAGATACACTTTCATCCAGAAACACCGCAAGGGCAGCACTCTTTTCCCTATCGGGTGTATTCCAATTTACTCCTATACCACTAACCCAATTTATTGGGGCAATAGCATTACTCCATATAAGAGAGGACATTAGTAATACCCAGAAGTATTAAGAACCCTCATGGCAGAACCAGAATGTCTATCTCTTGCATCCGCAGATTGTATAGAGGTTATAGCATTTATAACAAAGTCTCGCCAAGTTCCAATTCTCTCATCATTAACTAAAAATGGTTCTGCATTTAAAAGTGAACCATATAAATATAAATCAGGTGCGTTATCTAAAACCCAGTTTGTAGCAGTAGTAGAGGACAACTTATCGAAGGCTTTGTAAAAGTCCATCTCCATTGTCATAACAGAATCAGGAATCGGCCCCAATAATATCTCGTTTGCAACTAATGTGTACATACGAGGCAACCCTGTTTTACTACCTCCCCATAATCGATCATGTATCTCTGGAGTAACATATTCAAGAGGAGTTATCGGGTCATTGTTGATTTGAAAGTTACGCATTTGAATATAACCACCGGGCAATGCATAATTTTTTTGTTCTGTAACTGTACTGGCAGTATACCTTCCTTCCATACCCCGAATCCTCAACTCTCGATTGAATTGAGCCTCTGCCAGAGTAATAAACTCTGGAATTCTATCTGTCAGATCGTCCCGATTTAACCAGTTTGCTACAGAGGCTTTAAGTTCGGTATAGGTTGTGATTGCCATTATTGCGTAAGTTCAGATATTTCCAAATTTCCATCGCCGGTTTTTCTGATTACAGAAATTATTCCATTGGGATGAATGTCAAAAACATAAGGCTCATCCGCTTGTAAGAATGCGCCAGCAGTAGCAGATGCGGTTCCTGAAAAATTAACATAACAATCCGTGCTTGCATGAAGCATAACTGCATATGTTTGTAAACCTACATTGCTTGCTGAAGCAGCCGTCGATGTAAAAGCCTGTACCTGATTTACACCTAATGGTCTAAAATAATATTTAATCGCTAACATGTTGATTTCCTATATACGAGTTGGGGCAACTCTAAAGTATTGATAATCTGGACTATTAAGGTATGCAGCAAAAAGAACAGGATCTTTCCAGATATCACCCCTAAACCCTAGACCGGTTCCTCCTGTATCCCTGTCCCACTTCTCTAATATATTAAATGGAATAGTATGACTATGGTGCCATTCCCCTCTTTTTAGAGATAATTTGTCACCCGCTTCATTAAACTTTCGTTTAGTATATTCAAGAATAGGGCCAACATCCTGTTTTGTGCTGAAAGTAATAGAGCCATCAGTATGTTCAATCATATCTGTACGACGGTATGGGCTAACATCTAGCAATGTTCGTCGCTCATTATTTATTTCCCACTTCATAAAGCCTCACTCCCTACATCGCCTATAAAGGTTCCCCGACCTTTATCATAAGATTTTTTTACCCATTCTTCAGCAGACTTAGGTACAGGCTCATCTTTGGCCCGTACCTTTTTCTGTTTCTTTTCTAATTTCTTTGCGATCTCTTCGATGTCTTTCATAGTAAAGTAGGGGGTGAGTTACCCCACCCCCTTTGTTACAAATTAATTGTCTGCAACGTCAGCCAAGAAACCACTTGACTTTTCATTTTTAGACATTAAGCCATATTCAGCAAGTAACATCTGCCGAACACTATCACCGGTCTTCGCCAACGGTTGTGTTGAGAAGGGGCGGAGATAGGCAACAGCCCAATAATCCATGTCCAGAAAGAAAACATCCCGTGAACGGAACTGATTTCTGTTAGGAACGATCTTAAAAGTTCCAAAATCTGACACATAAACGTCCACCGCTGCAACGACATGAGCAGGTGCATCACCTTTCGTAGAAGTACGAAGTTCAGAGACAGTCTGGGTCAAAGCCGAGATTGCCTGTTTCTGAGGTGACTTACACATAATCATGTCAGGCTCACCACCAGAATCAAAACACTCTTTAATGACTTGCTTGATTCCCGCTTCAGTGATAGAAACTGTGGCCGGTGCATCGGTAGGGGCAGTTGTACCATTCGCACCAACAGCGCCAGCGCCAGCAGGCGAACCAGTTCCGATTGAATGGTAGTTAGTCCCTATCCAGCAGGATAGGCCACCGGTTGCTCTCGCAGCGGCAGGTGAGGCTGAACCGGCAGAAGACGGAACATTTGAAGTCAACATGAATTCCATGTCTCTCTTCATCTGCTTCGCTTTTTTCGCCAACTGGTAGGCTTGCGAGGATTTTCGGCCTGCATAGTCTACGGCTTCGTTGGTGCCGGAAGTTTGAATTACATATCGACTTATCTGAGTGCGATTTCCAACGCGTACTGGATTCGCCCTTGCATCATTATCAGGGTCTTCACCTTCTTTCTGGCCATGGATTATTGG